CCCAGGGGACACCAATCCCAACCCCGATAGGAGCTACCCCATATGGGTATCCAGAACTTCCCGGCTGCCCTTCAGCCGATGATTCAGCAGGGCTTTCTGCAGCGCGAATTCCAGGACGGCCTGCAGTCGATGCTCGGCTTCCGCGCCATCGCGAAACGCGAGATGTTCCCGAACCAGATCGGTGAAACCGTCACGAAGACCCGCCCGGGCCTGAAGGCGCCGACCACCACGCCGCTGGTGCCGAGCACCAATACCAACTTGGACAATGGTCTCTCGCCGAGCACCTGGACGATCGAACAGTTCACGCTGTCGATCAACATGTACGGCGACACCATCGACCTAAACACGGTCACCAACAAGGTCGGCATTAAGGATCAGTTCCTCCAGAACGCCAAGACGAACGGCATTCAGGCCGCCCAGTCTCTGGACCGCCTGGCGCGCAACTCGATCTTCAACGCGTATATGGGCGGCAACACCCGCGTGCGCACGACGCTCGGCGCGCCGGCGGCCACCATCTCGGTGGACGACATCCGCGGCTTCCAGTTCGTGTTCGTCAACGGCGTGCTGATTCCGGTGAACGGCACAAACACGATCGCGGTCACCGTGGGCAGCAACGTCTACACGCTCACGACTGCCACCGCAGACGGCTCCAACGTGTCCACGGCGCCGGGCGGCATCAGCGGCACGCTGACCTTCTCGGGCAATGTGACCGTGGCCGATGGCACCGCGCTCAACACGGTGACCGCCTACAACCTGGGCACCGGCGTCGCGCCGTTCATCCTGCGACCCAACGGTCGCGGCAATACCTCGCAGATCGTCGGCACGGACCTGCTGACCATGGGCGCGGTGCTCGACGGCGTCGCCTACCTGCGATCGAACGCCGTGCCGACCATCGACGGCATGTACAACCTGTATCTGGATCCTGTCAGCGCCCGCCAGTTCTTCGCGGACCCGGACTTCAAGATCCTGTTCCAGGGCGCTACGGCGGCGGCCAAGGAATTCCGCATGGGCCGCGTGGTGGAACTGGTCGACGTGCGTGTCATTCCCACCACCGAGGCCTACCAGCAGAGCCTCAGCGGCGTGAAGGTGCGTCGCGCCATTCTCTGCGGCGCGGATGCCTTGGTGGAGGGTGACTTCGAGGGCATGGGCGAAGCGGATACCGAGCGCACCAACGGCATCATCGAGATGGTCGATGACGTGGTGCAGGTGACCCGTGAGCCGCTCGACCGCCTGCAGCAGATCATCGCTCAGTCCTGGTACTGGATTGGTGGCTTCGTCGCGCCGACCGACCAGACGGTCAACGCCAACATCGTGCCGACCGCCAGTGCGAGCTACTACAAGCGCGCTGTCGTGATCGAACACGCCGGCTAATCCGCACCACGCGTGGCGGGGCTTCGGCCCCGTCATGCTTCCAGGAGAACGCCATGCCGCTTGGCACGACACTGATCACCGATACCCTCTCGCACGCCGTGGGTAACGGACAGGTCCAGCAGCTCACTCCCGCCCAGCTCACGACGAAGTACGGAGCCGGGAACATCAAAACGCCGTCAGCGAACTTCACCATGAAGTTCCAGGGTCAAACGATGCACTTCGACAAGAACGTGCCGTTCGTGACGACTCCAGACCTTCTTGCTGCGCTGACGGCCGCTAACGCTCCGGTGTCCTGATCATGCCGCGTGGAATCCCAAACAAGCGGCCGGCACTCCCCGGCGAAGCTGTGCCGCAGACGAGTTTCTCTCCCCCCGATTCGCCGGCGACCATAGCGGCCATGGCCTTGGAGCAGGTTGCGCCCGTTGTAGCGCATGAGCCGGCTGCGCCCGTTGCAGCCAGGTCCGCTAAGAAGCTACCGCGCATCGTCATCCTCGACGATAACTTCGGCTTCATGCAGAACGGAAGCTTGCGGCAGTGGAAAGACGGCGAGACCGTCACCGATCCCGTTTGCATCGCACAGCTCATCGAGCGCAACGCCCCGCTGAAGGACCTTTCGCTATGAGTGACGGCATCTTCGTATCCCAGGGCAAGAATGCCCAGCTCAATATCACTGCAACGACGGTCGTCCAGCAGGGCGCGAACTCGGGCTTCTCCGGCGCCCCGCTGGGCCGCGCGCAGCGGGTGAGTGTCATTGTGGCGGGCACGACTGCCGGGGGCGTCTTCGACTCGGCGACCGCCGCGGGCGCAGTGGCCGCGGCGCAGCTTGCCGCGATCCCCAACGTGGTCGGCACGTATCTGGTCGACATGCCGTTCTTCAAAGGCCTGTGCGTGGTGCCGGGAACGGGCCAGACCCTGGCGATCTCCTACGACTGAGGTGGCGCCATGGCTTTGACGGATCAGGAGCGCGTCGATGTCCGGCGGTTCTGCGGATACCCGATGTACGGCGGTGTGCCCTCGGGCTTCCAGTCGTACCGCTTCTTTCAGAACTACGGCACGCTCGAATATCGCATGACGAACCTGTCCGCGACCGAAGAGGCCACGCTGCGGTCCATCTACCTCACCGGACCCAACAATCTCTACACGCTCGAGCAGGCCGTCACCTCTGCATCGGACAACCTCGATACCGATGTCGCTGCTGTATGGACGCACAACAAGGCCGAGGTGCGCGACCGCATGCGTCTCTACAACACCTGGCGCCGCGAGCTGTGCAACTTCCTTGGCGTTCCGCCCGGCGATGGCTTGTCGGGTCAGAGCGACGGCGGATCGATCCGCCTGGTGGTCTGAGTGGACGGCACGAAGCTCCAGGGCAAGGTCTACTACGGCTACGCCCAGTCCGCTAAGCGTATCGGGCTGCCCTTCAGGCAGTACCGCCCGGCCAGCGCGACCAATCCGATCAGCAGCGGGACACTCGTCGGCACCATCCTGGCCAGCTTCAATGCCCAGGACATGAAGTACAGCAAGCCCAACAGCTACGGCAAAGCGGTGTGGTACTGCCTTGCTGACGGGCGCGTGATGGCGGTGGGTGACTACTTCGTCGGCGCACCGGGAACGTTCTTCATTGCCTCGATGCAGCCTCTGCTGCCTATCCAGGCGATCGAGTGCAATCGGACGGTGACGGTGTTCCGTCCGCAGCAGCAGGCGGGCGTCGGCGCGGTCGGCTATGGCGGCAACACCGCGCAGAACCAGACCGCTATCGTGACCGGTTTTCCGGCCTCGGTGCTGATCAATGCCAAAGCCGACAACAGTTCGGTGAAATTGCCCGGCGATACGCGCCAGGCGTGGTGGAGCCTCCTTCTACCGCCGATCCCCGGGAACGTCATCATTCAAGATGCCGATGTCGTGACCGACGAGATCGGCAACCGCTATGTCGTGTCGGCCGCTGAGCTGACCGACATGGGCTGGCGCATCACCATGGCGGAGTCGGAAACCTGATGGCTGACGTCGTGGACGTGATGTCGGCGCTCGTGGCGGCGATGGCGCAAGTCATCTATCCAAACGGCACCGCGCAGCCGTCGGTGACTGGGCTAGCCACGGTGATCTATGCCGGCTGGCCTCAGAGTTCGCAACTGGACAAGGATTTGGCCGCCTTCAACACCGGCGGCGGGCGCGTGCACGTGACGGTCTACGCCACGGGCACCGAGAAGAACACGACCCGCTACTCGACCGACTGGCTGCAGCTGACGCAACCGGCGCAGACGGTGACGCTGGTCGTGGCAGGACAGACGATTACGGTCGGCGGGACGGTGTCCGTGCCGCAGAACACCGCCATCCTGGTCAACGGGCTTCCTTACACCTATGCCGTGCAGGCCAATGACACGCTGACGACCATTGCCACCGCGCTGGCCGTTCAGATTCCCGGAGCCAGCAACACAGGCCCTGTGATCACGTTGCCGGCGACGGCGCGGATCCAGGCCGGACGCGTCGGTGGTGCCGGCACGATGTTCCGCGAGGTTCGGCGGCAGCAGCGGGCAGTGCAATTGACCATCTGGGCCGATACGCCGGCGCACCGCGAGGCAACCGCTCAGGCGATCGATGTGGCACTGGCGGCAACAGAGTTCGTGACGCTGTCCGATCAGACCGCGGCGCGGATCATCTATCAGTCCTCGCGGCTCGATGACGGCACGCAGAAAGCCAATCTGTACCGGCGCGACCTGATCTATTCGGTCGAGTACGCGACCACGCAGACCAGTGCGGCCACGACCGTCACGGTCGCCCAAGAAAACCTGCATACCGGCGTTTCGGGAAGCTCCGCAACGACCTCGAGTCAAACCACTTACCAATGAGAGCGCCATGAGCCACATCCTGACCGTGACCAATGCCTTCAGCGACTACCGTCGCGGCGATCAGATCACCGACGACAAGTTGGTGGAGGAGATTCTGGCATCCGACTTCGCCAGCAATGTCGTCAAAGTTGTGAAGGTCGAGGCGCCTGATGCGCCCGCACCCAGCGCGCCGGCCCAGCTCGAAAGCTGAGCCTCGGCACCCTCGTCCCTTAGCCCGCCTTGTGCGGGCTTTTTCATTTTCGGAGATCCCTCATGTCGCAGATCGTCCAAGCGGGCGCGATCAATACCACCGCCTTGGTGGTGCCTGATCTCTACGTCCAGATCATTCCGCCGGCGGTAAGCCAGCTCAACGGTGTGCCGTCCAATGTTCTGGGTGTCGTAGGCACGGCGCCCTGGGGCCCGGTGAATGCACCGACGGTTCTGGGCAGCATGGCGGACTATTCGCGCCTGTTCGGCGCCATCCAGCCGCGCAAGTACGATCTCGGCACGGCCATCGCTGCCGCGGTACTGCAGGGCGCACAGAACTTCCGTGCCGTGCGCGTGACGGATGGCACCGACACCGCCGCGACCATCATCGTGCAGAGCACCTGCATCACCTTCACGTCGATCTATACCGGTTCGCTGGGCAACACCCAGACCGTGCAGATCGCCAACGGCAGCGCCGCGGGCACGTTCAAGGTCATCGTCGGCATGCCCGGCCAGGCGTCGGAAGTGTTCGACAACATTGCCGGCTCCGCCAACGCCCTGTGGGTCAACATGGCCGCCGCGATCAACAACGGCAACTCGCCCTTGCGTGGCCCTTCCAAGCTGATCGTGGCAACGGCTGGCGCTGGCGTCACCGCGCCGACCGTGGCGAGCTATACCCTTGCCTCAGGCACGGACGGCACGGCGACCATAACAAGCGCCGTGCTCATCGGCGTGGACACCACCACCCGAAAGGGCATGTACGCGCTGCGCGGCACCGGTGCGAGCGTCGCCATGCTGGCTGACGTGGACGACTCGACTACCTGGACGACGCAGGTTGCCTACGGCTTGTCCGAGGGCACCTACATGATCGCCACGGGCCCGGCCGGTGACACGATTGCCAATGCCGTCACCGCCAAGAGCACCGCAGGCATTGACTCCTACGCGCTGAAGCTTCTCTTCGGTGACTGGGTGTATTTCAACGATACGGTCAACGGCTCCGTCCGACTGATCTCGCCGCAGGGTTTCGTGGCCGGGCTGCTGTCCAATCTTGCTCCGCAGAACTCGACGCTCAACAAGCAGCTGTATGGCGTGGTTGGCACGCAGCGCAGCAACGCCAACCTGGTCTACTCGACCGCGGAACTGCAGCTGCTTGGCCAGGCCGGCATCGACGTGATCGCCAATCCGAGTCCGGGCGGCAGCTACTTCGGCGCACGCTTCGGACACAACTCCAGTTCCAACAACGTGGCTAACGGCGACAACTACACGCGCATGACGAACTACCTGGCGGCCACCTTCGGTGCCGGCATGGGCAAGTTCGTCGGAAAGCTGCAGGGAACCTCTGCAACCGACCCGACGCGCCGGCAGGTTGCAGGCACGCTGGGCTCCTTCCTGCAGGGCATGGCGGACCAGGGTCAGATCGACAGCTTCAGCGTGCAGTGCGACCTCAACAACAACTCACCCGCGCGCATCGCGACCGGCTATCTGCAGGCCGACGTGAACGTGAAGTACCTGGCGGTCGTGGAGAAGTTCCTGCTCAACCTGCAGGGCGGCCAGTCCGTCACCGTCAACAAGGTCTCGTCCACCGGCGTGGGCTGAGTCTCCGCCAATCCTGACCCCTGATGCCCCGCCCTGAGCGGGGCTTCTCTTTTTCGGAGAATCACCATGCCTTACGCGAATTTCTCCCTCGGCAAAGACGTTGTCCTGGACGTCATCACGCCGAGCGGAGTCCTGCAGTTGCCCGCCACCACGACCGGATTCGAATCCAAGCCCGTCTACAAACGCGAGAAGTCCTCGCCGCTCAACGGTATCAACCTGGAGGTCCCGATTCCGGCAGGTTGGGAGGGTTCGATTACCCTGGACCGCCAGAACAGCGCCATCGACGACTTCTTCGCTCAGCAGGAGGCTGGTTACTACGCTGGCCAGAACGTGCTGCAGGCGACGATCACCGAGACCATCTCGGAGGCCAGTGGCGCGATCAGCCAGTACCGTTACACCAACGTGGCCCTGCGCTTCGATGAGGCCGGCAAGAAGACCGGCGACTCGAAGATCCAGCAGACCATCGGCTTCTTCGCCTCGCAGCGCATCAAGGTGTCCTGATGAGCGAAGACGTCAAGCTCGAGGTGACGGCGAGCCAGGAGCTCGTGAACGCCAGCAAATCGGAGGCGACCGTCACCGACGCCAAGGGCCGCGAGATCCTGCTCAAGAAGCCCGGCACGCTGGCCCAGTTCCGCCTCGTCGAGATGATGGGCGAGTCGGCCAAGAACGTCGTCTACATGAACATGGTGCTGCCGCTGATCTTCGTGGCCAGTATCGACGGCGACGCGGTGACCAAATCGACCAAGGCGCAGATCGAGGCGCTCATTCAGCGCCTGGATGACGAAGGCGTCGAGGCAGTGGTGCAGGGCGTGCAGGCCAATTGGGGTTCGCCTGATCCCGAGGCCGACCGGGCCGCCATAAAAAACTAGCAACGGCTGCGCCGATCAGGGAATGCTTGTGGCTGGTTCGGCACGGCGTTCCCTTCGACGTAGCCTTCGCGCTGGATGACATCAAGCGTACGGCGTTCTCGATCATCGTGAGCGAGCAGGGCGGCGCCGAGTTCGACTGGGACCGCATGCAGTTCAGGGAGTCGAAGTGAAAGCAGAGTTCGGCTCCTTCGGCGAGTTCGCCGCGCACCTACTGACGTTGCAGGTGGCCGAGGCTGTCGCCATGCGCGAAGGGCTGGAGCGCGTCGGCGTGGCGGTGGAGAAAACCGCCAAAGCCGAGATTGGCTTCTACCAGGGTGCTGTGGGCGAGTTTGCTGCATGGGCGCCGCTGGCCGACAGCACGGAGCAGGAAAAGGCGCGGCTAGGCTTTGAGCCGGATGCGCCGCTGCTGCGCACCGGCGAGCTTGGAGAGTCCATCGGCCACGAAGTTGGTGGCCTGGAAGTCGTCATCGGCAGCACGTCCGACGTGATGGTCTATCAGGAAGTGGGCACCGAGACGATCCCGCCGCGTGCAGTGCTCGGACCGGCGGCCATCCACAACCAGGAAAAGATCGAGCGGATTCTCGGCGCAGCGGCCATTTCTGGACTCATCGGCGGCGACCGGATCCACGAGGCGCTCGGCTACGACATGGATGTAGGCAAGTGATTGCCTATGCGATCAGGTAAAGGCCAAGCACAAGCAGGCCCAGCACCAGCAGGCCGATCAACATCGCCACCAGTGAAATAAGCACCAGGCTGATGCGGTTGAGCGGACTCATGGCGTTCTCGAACTGCCACATCGGCGGCCGCGCACGGCGCGCTACGGACCGCTGTGCCGGGTACTGGACCCAGCTGTAACGGTCGGCAAACCACTCTTGGATGCGGAAACGCAAAGGTTGCGTCATGTTTGAAGCCTGGAAAATTGGCGTACGCGTCAGTGTCTTAGATTACGCCAGTATTGGGCTTCGGGCGATATCGGGCGCGTTCATGCGTACCGAGGCCGACGCCGCCAAGCTGGAAAGCCGGATCAAGTCGATCCACGGCCAGCTGCTCAAGGGCGGGCTGATGGTCGGGGCCGGCGTGGGCATTCTGGCGGCCTTCCGCGGTCCGCTCGAGGAGGCCAAGAAGTTTCAGACCGAGACCGCTCGCTTTGCCTCTCTGGGCTTCGGCACCCAGGTGAACAACCAAGCCATCGAGTATGCCAAGGGCATGCAGACGATTGGCACCAGCACCACGGAGAACATGGCGCTCGTTTCTGATGCCATGGCGGTGTTCAAGAACCTCGACCATGCCAAGTTCGCCGCGCCGATCATGGCGAAGATGAAGTTCGGCAACGAGGCGCTATTCGGCAAGGAGCAGGGTGGCGCCAACGAACGCAAGTTCATGGACATGCTCAAGGTCATCGAG